AATTCTGTTTAAAGCATTGTAAGATGAATGTAGAATTAACAAACACTTCTGCTTTAGAACGTCTATCATCATAGGCTTTCTTGTATGCCATTGATTATTCCTCTAAAGATTTTTCTCGTAAGTATTAATATAGGCGTTAAGTTCTTTCTGTAGTTGAATAACATAACTGTTTAACAACTCTTGAACATCCTCTGAATATAAACCGTTGCTTTCTAAGTTAATGATGCTGTTTGTTAGCTTCTCAATCACTAAAGCACGATTTACGCCAACCACTTCATAATAATTATCCATTTATTTCTCCTAATTTAATTTGGCAAGCTTGTTAGGAATCGAACCTAGATCGTAGGAGTAGAAATCCCATATGTTTTCCATTACACCACAAGCCCATTATATTAAACAAGAGAGCCGAAGCTCTCTATGTTGTATTAACTGAACAACGTGAAATTAATCACTGGTTAATAAGCGTAGCGTTTAGCCTACCAAAGATCAGAATCGTCTGTAACTACAGACCCTTTTGTTTCAACAACTTTAGTATTTTCAGATTTAGCAAATGTCTGAGGACGTACCTCTAACAATTCTTTCTGAATAACACTACCATCAAAGTTAGTTGCATTTTCAATCGTATTGATAATATGTTTACGAAGTTCTTTCAAAGCTTCAGGGTTGTTTGGTTTATTAAATTGCACTAAGTAAGTGTTTTCAATTTCACGTTCTGATTGACCACGAGCCAACCCTGCTGCAAAACTCACTTTCTCAGTGTAATACTCTTTACCATCATTTCCTTTCTTGAAGAACACTTGAGCTTTGAACTGTAGTGTTTTTCCAAGTAGTTTATCAATATCTTGTGGTAAGAATGGGTCATTCTGTTTAATCACTTTGGCAGCTACAGCCATTTTATACAATGATGATTTAGGATTCATAGTCCATCCATCAACATTATCAGCCTTAGTTACTTTCAATGGGATAACATTTTGAACTAACATCTTACCTTGTGACTTCTGGTAATACTGACCGCCAAACCACAAACGCAACGGCTTTGGATTACTTTCACCACCAAAAAATTGTCCTTTATCTAGCATAATCTCTGGAAAATCTACTGCATAAACAATTGATTGACGATCTTTCTCTGGAACAAACTTATGAATCAACCAAGATTTACTGTCGTTGTCATAGGCTTTGTCAAACTTAGAAATTTTACCAGAAGTCAATTCATCTGCATATTTCTCATTTAATTCCTCAACACTTAAATCTTTATCTTCAGCATCAAGTTTATACTGAGCGTCTTGAAGTTTTTGAGTACCAAGATCAACAATCATTGAGATAACACCTTGTAGTGTTTCTGGTTGTTGCAATTGACACGTATCAACTACATATTGATTGAGAGCAGCATAGTCGACAGTTGGTTTATCTGATTTAGTTGTAGTTGCTTCAGCACTATAGGCATCAAAAGACATTTATTTCTCCTTAGAGTAGTTTATATTTACGAACACTATGTTCGTATTTATATTATTTAAATCACCTACCTCACAATGAAGTAGGTTTTCTATTTTAATTTAATAAAATATTAAATCAATAGACAGTATGTAATTTTTTGTTATCTTATAACAAATATGTTTTGTTAATTTACTTATCTGTTTCAGCTTCATTAACAAGAGCATCGATAGCACGTTTCATCTCTTGCTTATCATTCCAATACAAAGCATTTAGAAATATGTATTTCCATCCACTCCAAGTAGCTAATACTTTCTTAACTTTATCTTCAAACTCAATAGTATCACCTAATCCTTCGATAGCAATTGGAACATCATATTCGATTAAGTCATTAACATACCATTGCGCTTTCTTACGCTCTTGTAAGATTTCATCTTTCTTACCATCACGCCAAATATATTTTAGTGCATTTGCTGCATCTGAGCTTAAACAACGTGTCAATTCAATACACTGGACACCACTGGGGTCTGAGTTGTAGTGTTTTGGTTTATTAACAATATCGTACTCTTTTGTTTGTGTTTCTTCACTACCATTTCGTTCCCATAGCAGCTTACCTCCATATGTTTGCAACACAGTTTCTTTTGATAGGTACTCACCTTCTCCATCATTATAACCAGATTCAAACCACCACTTTTTAATGTTATCAAACACCGTATGTTCTTTAAAAAACAAACAGCCACCATTACACTCAATCAAACATTCAGCACCTTCTGGTACTTCAATATCACGTTCTGTAAACTTATGATTAACTAAAATATAACTACCATCACGACTTTTTGTAATGTACTCTTTCACAACATTCTCCTCAAAATACATTATATTTAGGTGTATTAGTTTGTTTCATAACAACACAATTAACATTAACAAATGCAACACCATCACCATTCTTATTTAATTCATCAGCAACAATATTAGACAACACTAAAGATCGCTCATCACATTGTTTCTTTGATAAATTGTTATCAATGAGATTTATTTCATATTCACCAGTAGTTAAAACAATTGTCATAATTAAATTGTATAACATAGTATTTCTCCATATGTAGCTTTAGCTACACTTCCTTAATCTGTTTCAGATATTGCTTATTACATGCCTCATAAGATAACGCATCTTCAGTGCTATAGCAATACCTAATACAAGATAAATTTACGTTTTCTTCATTTAATTTAACTCCTTTAGTTTTAGCATAGTGTAAATTCCATGTTTTGTTGTAAAGCTGAAATAGCTTCTTAGCGAGTTTCTCCGATGTAACGCTTTCGATTAAGAAAGCGCATTTATCAGAGGTGTTTATGCAGTAGATGTTGAATGTTGTATTTTTGTTCATGCGCTGTAAACTTTTTTCTTAAATGGTTCTAAAAGTTTATCAGCTTCCTGAATATAATAATCATAGTTAATATCCCAATTGAAATCATCCATATTATTACAAATCTTAACCTCCCAATCCGTATCAATACCAAGACGCTTCCACTCACCATTTTTTTCATCAGGCATTAATTTTACAAGTTTTTGACCATTCAAAGATGGGTAATATCGACAAATATTTTGCTGCAAGGTTTCATTACCATCAATATCAACTGTAATTAACTTTGAAGATCGTGGTACTTTCGCACGTAACATAAAGTCAAATTTATCAGTATGACTTCTAATAAAATCTTCAGCTTTTCCTTTACCCAATAACTCATATTCTACAGACATTGGAATCACTAAAGCTGACATATTTTTATGCCAAGCTAAATCTTTATACTCATAAGCACCTTTAGATTTAAGTTTACCTGTTTCTTTATAAATTGCGATATATGAATTTACATCGCGCAAATACATTGATGAATATTGATTTTCCTCCATTGTTAAGCCTGTTAGATTTTCCCATCGAGATACAATATTTCTCATAAGATCAAGCTTATCATTTGAGCATTTAAATGTTATCCCATCAGTATTTGCTTGTATCATTTTAACACCACATTCTTCTATCAACTTTTCCACCAACATACAAAGACTTAGCTGACCACCAATAGTAATTGTCATTGTGTACTTAGGGTCATAGAATGGACTATGTTGATTGTTTGAATTTCCGTATGTAGCATTTAATCCAAGTTTGATGGCTAAATTTTCGCCAGTACCTTTAGCATAATTACCACGCTCTTTATAGAAGTCCTCATAACTATCACAAAATGATTCATTCAGGTGTTCTGGGTAAACACGATTAGCGATAGCCATATTTGGGTAATAACTAGCAACATCTAGGTCAATAATAGTACTTACATCATCAGAATGTACTTGACCTTGAATACTACCATGTATCCCACCAGTACCGACATCTAACCTAAAATCATCAACAATAGTATGAATATTTTCGGCAACTTTAAAGAAAGCATTTACAGAAACTCTATTTTGAGTTTTAGTTTTTTGCTTTTCTTCAAACCAACCCATAGGATGAATTGATAAAAATTCTTTTTTCAACTTTTGTAATTCTTCAAAGTGATCAAAGTCATCTAAATCAAAATCATTTTGAGGTTGACCTTTAGCGTTAGTCTTAAACTTATTTTTAAAACCAACTTTCTTAATTTTTAACTCACAATAATTAGCAAGACTACCAAGATTATGTTCTTCAATATCTGAGAAAACACCCTTTGTTTCAGTAATTACTTGTTGCTTCAACCAATTAAGTAGTGATTTAAACTCAATTCTTTTAAACCTAATGTATTGAAAAATACAATCTTTAATTACAATTTTATCTCGCTTTGTTTGCTTTATTTTCTTTCTACCATTGTGGTCAAATTCATAAAAAGCATCAGGTTTAACAGCTTCAATCTTTCGCATAAAGAATTGTTCACCAATCTTCGTATCGTTTAGATTAGTACAATCAAAACCATACTTCTTTGACAATTCCTCACGAAATAAAATTGCATCTAAACAATGCTTATAAAAAGAAAAAGTTTCCATAACATCATGTTTATTATATTTAATAAGAACATCAATTTGATCAGCAGATAAACTACTACCAACATCAAACGGTAAATCTTCAATGTTATGTGAGCGCATGTTAAACTCTAATAACTTCAAAGAAGTTGCTTTTGCCTTATTATCAAAATGATTTATTTTAAATAAATCTACTTGGTTTAGTATGATGTTTTCAGTTTTAACACTAATACCAAACTCACCACCTTTCTTACTTTCAATCACTTTCATTGCGTATTTATAAATTTGATTAGCAGTAATCTTTAATGCCTTTGAATTTGATTTTGCTAAAATTGCTTTTTCTAAAATCCAATGTATTACAGGGTAGTCGAAACCCAAGTTATTGTAACCAACCATTCTCTTACTATTTGATTTAACGTATTTAAAATAATCGAGCATCTCAATAAGATCGTATTTGTGATTACTAATTTCAAAAACTTTCATTTCATCTTTAGAAATTTCATAACAAGATAAAGTAAAGACGTTAGGATATGTTTCACAGTCATAAACTATATCATCTAAAGCAAACTTATATTTATCAAAATCAATCATTTTTTACTCCTAATAAAAGAGGATTTTACATCCTCTAAGCAATACAAGCAACAAGTTTCTTAATTTCAGAAATATTTAAATCCTTAAAACATTCTTTATCTCCAGCAAATTTAACTAATGGTGAATACTTTAAACTTTTATATTCTTTATGTAGCATCTTTTCCAAATCAAAAACATGCTCACCGGAAGAATGAAAAGTATATTCCGCAGATATTAAATATTTAGACTTCCTTAACTGAGAAACCCTAGAATTTACATCTTTAGAAATACCTATCTTAAAAAATTGCTCATTGTTGCTTGAAAATTTTAAAACGTACAAATTACTACCGTCTTTACAAATTTCATCATAAGAACTTCTACTATAAACGCAAAATTCTTTAGCACATTTGTAGCAACCCTTATTACTTAAATGGTTGGTTGGTGTTTGCTCAATTACTGATTTACAAGTATTACAAATTATCTTAACTTTAATATGACTACCTTTGTAATCAACTAAATCATAAGAATATAAATCTCCCCACTTCAGCTTTGCTTCTTCAATAAAGACTTCAGAACTCTTTGTTCTATCTTTACTATATGATTCATTTCTACAAATAAGGCAAGGTTGTTTTCCTATTAAATGATTATAAGGTGTCTGAAAGAAGCTATTGCTGCAATCATTACACTTAATCTCTATGTCAGTATCTATGTTTTTATAAACAGACTTTGAGTAATCAAATTTATCACCGTGTTTCAAAATAGCCTTAGTTTTAAAATCTTCAATATTTCCTCTAAGTTTATTAGTACCAACCTCATGTTCACATTTACTGCAACCATTACCTTGTATATGATTAGACATTCTTTGCCTAAATTCAGATAGACATTTATTACATTTTATGTAAACATATCCATCGTCATCATCTACTTTATAGTAACTGTACTTATCACCATGTTTTAACTTTGCTTTATGTATCGCGTAATCTACAGGAGAATAGCACATTGAGCTTAATATTCTTTTTGGTGGAAACTTGTATTTATCACACTTAAAATTAAAACCATTAAAAAGAAAGTGGGCTTTTACGCCCACAATTTCTAATAGTTCAATTTCATTTCCATCACCAGTCAGGTAATTCTTCTTCATCTTTCTCCTCAATAACCTCATTGTAAACTTTAGCAACTTCGGAATTATCTTGAATCTCCTCAAACTCTTGAGCTGATAAATAAAAACCAACATCGTCCTCAATAACTTCACCAATCTTATCGTCAGCAAAGAAATTTCTAGCTTCAGCATAAGAATATGGGTACATACGAGAACAACTAGATCGGTAAAACGATCTTGCTACAAGTTCTCCAGTTTGTTCAAAATCTCGGTTCTTAGGTACTGAATAATATGTTGTATTTCTTTCAATCCAATCTTCAGCGTTCTTATTACGACTTAATGTAATAATCAAAGATGATGATTTTGAAATAGAACCACTACCTTCAATACTATCTTCCTTTTGAACACCACCATCTGAGCCAGATTTCTCACCAGATGTAGCCTTGCGTGTATGCGCTCCTAGCAAGACTAACACTCCATACTTCTTCTTAATCTTCTCTAAAAACAACATAAAACTTCGCTGTTCTTCGTTTGTCTTATTACCAATAATGTTCTGAATAGGGTCAGCAACAATTACTCGACAAGAGAAAATATTAATTAGTCGCATGATACATTTTTCTGCTTCTTCGATGGTGTCAAAATCACTATCAGCAAAGAAGAATCTATTCTCACCATTTTCATCAAGATAAAAATTATTAATTTTATCTCGGTGTTTCTCTTGTAATGCAATTTGCTCATCTTTATGTAATCTATTTAATGGTACTCCAATAATTCGTGATGCCATTTTTTGAGCAAATTTCTTGCGTGATGCTTCAAGAGATAAAACACCAACTTTTGTTTTCGATGACATAATAATAGATGTCATTGTTGTATCTAAGTTTGCCGTTTTACCAATACTTGTACTACCAACAATCAATGTAATACTATCATACATAAACATCGGTACATACGGTTTTAAATCAAGCATGTGAAAAGGAATTGGAATACCTTCATCGTTTGCAGCTTCAATTCCGTACTGAAACAAGTCACCACTACCAATGATTCCATAATCTTCAACAGGACTTACTGCCCAATAAGCATCTTGTAAGAATGAATCCTCATCCTTGTTTTTAAGATATTCATTAGGGTCTTTATATCGCAAGTTTGCAGTAAACAATTTATCTTTTGGTAGAAAATCAATACATTTAAGTTTTGCCTTGTTACCAGCATCATCATTATCTAAACATAAAATAATCTTTTTATGTTTTTCAACAAATTCAATATTATTCTTCAATATTTCAGCAGTTG